CTAACGCTTTCTCTTTTTTTTACCAAATAAACCGTCAAGTAAGTTTGTCGAAGTTACAAATAAATTCCCAACAGCGAAAGCAAATTGAAAATTGGTAGAAAGATGATTTGCATAATCAGAACCATCCCATTGCGGTTTTGAATCTAATTTAGCTTTAGTCTTCAATGATTCTATATTTGCGTTCTCTACCTTAATAATGCTTTCTGCAACTTTTAATGATAATTCAACTACACTTGCCATAAATAAGAATGTCCTTGCCTAAAAGCGGCAAAGACATATTAATATACTTTCAAGAATTTGTGAATATTTTTTTTGACTGAATCAAAAAATTTACTCTTGAAAGTTTTTGTCATTTTCAGCAGTAAAAGTTTCAGGCTCGAAAAACTGATAATTTTCGGGTAATTCGTCATCGCTTTCAGGATTACAGCGCAGTCGCGATTTCAATATGTCCGGGTATCTTTCGCCGTCTTCGATCATCCATACGCCTTCAGCTTCACACCATCCGCCGTAGAAATTGTCTTCACCTTTTTCAATATGATAATGAATGCAGTTTTGACAGATTAAAACGTCATCGTCGGCAATGGCTGCTTCGCCATCGGGCGCGGTCGAGTCGGATTTGCCAACGGTAATCGCACAATAATCGGCGAATTGTTTTTCAATTTCCGGCTCGAAATAGCGGAGCGTGTTGATCGTTCCGGCTTTTTTCTGCGATGCGTGTTTTCTCCAAGTTTCACTCATTGCGCGAAGGACAATGGATAAAGGAATATCTTTCTTTTCCCAAGTTTCCATCAAAGCCCAATCGAGTGGCGAAACTCGTGTATATTTTCCACGAATCCGGCTGAATTCATTTTCGATTTCTTCAAAATAATTGCTCATAAAATTTTAATTCTCTAATTTATTCCTGTTAAGCTATTAATATTTTCCTGTAATTATTTGAACAAAACTTTTCACCTTTCTCCGAAAAACCAAACCAGCACAAAAAATAACTCGGTTCATCACCATTTTTACGGTGCCAATTTACATCGCATTTCCACATTTTTCCGACATAAACGCCAGTCGGCATTGAAAACGAATACTCTGCAAGTTTGTTAAATGATTCGTTTGTCATCAGCGCGTATTCATCATCAAGCAGAATTTCGGAAATTTTCGGTTGGCTCCAACTTGAACCCATTGGATCGCTGATGACAGGAATAGTATTTGTATTTTTTTTTCATTTATTTTTCTTATCTGGGTCGCTGGACGCGAATCCATTTATTTGTGCGCGGATTGATAATATTTCCGCAGTCTAAAATTTTGTCTAAAAGTTGTTTGGTCAATCGCACATCGGCAAGGCAGTAATCGTGCAGCTCACCAAAACGTCCGCGTTGATACATAATCGGAGCGTCTTTTCCGCTGCCGGTCTTTTCGGTGCCGAAATTGGCTTTGCAGATCGCGCCGAGACTTAAACCTTTGAAATCGTTCGGCGTTCCTGCACCTTTGGCGATTTCGATCAGCAAGTCATAACATTTATTGTCCGGGATCGAAATTTCATACGGCGCGAGAACCTTATTATCGAAACGAATATTATTGAAACCGATGACAACATCAGTGCGGTTTAAAGCGTTTCGCAAATCATCGATCATATATTCATCAAAGATGCGATATGCTTTTCGCGCTGTGTCGTAGGTAGCGGCGCAAGCTAATCCCATTCCGAAATAGTCGTCCCATCCTTTGCAATATTTAAAATCAGGCAAAATGTCTTCATTTTTATTCGGGATTAAATTTTGAATTTCAAGATCGTAAATAATCATAATTAAACACCATTTGGACATTCCCAATCACACTCTTCGGAAACGGCTTTACTGCATTGTCCGTCTGGTCCGAGTCCGCAATCGTAGTTTTCGTAATATCTTTCATCGCACTCAGGGCATCCGGTGACGTTACATTGACATTCTTCGATGTCTTCAAAATCATCTCCATAATAGAAATAATCAGGTATTTCTTGAGATCGGCAATTTACTGTCATTTCGACGTTTGATTCATCTACGCCTTGCGATTTGGCAACGGCACGGCGCATTTCGTCTAATGCTTTCGCGGTTTGTTCCGTCATTTCATTTTTCCTCCTCAGGTTCACAGCAAGTGCAAATCCAATGTCTTCCGTAAGCCTTGAATTCACCGGCGCATTCATCGTGCATTTCGTGTTCACACGCAAAACAAATCGCGTCATCTTCGGTGTATGGACAAAGAAAAGTCATTTCGACACCTCCATTTGCTCAAAAATTTGATCAATTATTTCGGGTTTAGGCGTTCCTAATGATTGAAGTCCGCGACATTCGATCGTGGTTTTGAACTCGATCGGATTTGTGAAATACCAACCGAAACGTCCGGGCGTGTGATCGCCGAAATGTTTTTCACGATCTGGAAACAACTCAAGAAAGATTTGTTTTTCATCGAATTGCACAATTTTTTCAAGCGTGACAACGCCGAGAATTGCACCGAACGTGAGTTTATTGACCAAATAAGAAAGATTTAAAGCACTGTAACGACGACTTAGAGCTTTACGGACTTCTAAGTTACTTTTAATTTCAAGTTTTGCTTGAAAATGAAAATGTGATGTTCCGTGAATCGCTACAAGTCCGCGATAGTCAGTTGCCCAGTGCCGAGTTTCGATCTGCTTTTCGGCTTTTCCGTCTTCGGGATTTGTCCAAATGCAGAGCGATGCCCACGGCTGCCAGAGTGAAAGTAATTTAATTGGTGGTTTATTTGACATTTTATTCTCCGTGCCGTTGGGCAAATTCAAGTTGTTCAGCCAGTATGTTTTTGGCTGAAGATTGAAAGTCGGTGCAAGGACAATCTCTGCTACCGCAAACGTTTCCTTGAGCCTCATGGATATGATCGTTTGTGCCGTGACCGCAAACGCATTGATGTTTTTGGGCTAACTTCTCCAAAAACTGAAGGTCTTTCTCAAGCGGATCGCCTTCGTCGCCGACGAAATGATATAAACCGTAATGCTCATTTTCGTAGGTCATTAAAAGGATTGCTTCACCGTGCAAATTCCAAAGCTCGACGGTTTTATCAGCTTCAAACTCCGCATCTGCATTGTCGAAGATTTCAAGACACATTCCGCCGAGTTGTCTTAGTTTTTGGGCTATTTTTTCGTAATCACTTGCCATTTGTGCCAGCCTCCATCACGCTTTCTAAATCATCAAAGACATTAACTGTCGCGTTGTATTCCCGAGCGGTCAAATCCATATAGACGTTCAATTTTTCCTTATCAATAACTTGATCGACATTTGCACCGACCGATCTGGCAAAAGCTAAAAATGGAATTAATATTGAGCCTCTTGCCTCAATTTCTTGATCGAGCGCGGTTAAATAACCTCGCAATGTTTCCGTCTGCGGCATAATCGGAATTTTTGAATTTTCATTTGACATCTTTTTTTTCTCCGTATTTTTGAGCCAAGGCTTTCATCTTGGCATCTGTGGTTTGTTGGTTTCTGAGACGCTCCTGATACATCGTTGACCAGAGCAGTGCAAACATTCCGGTTGCGGTAGAAACTGCATTAGGGTCAACGATATTGCCGTCAAGAGCGTCATTCAGAACATTCAAAGCTTTGCGATAAACTTCATCTTCAATCATTTATTTCTCCGTGAAATTGAAGGAAGTTGGTTTGAGCAGTACGATTCCTTCATCATCAGTTGAAAGCAAGGCAGTGAGCGAATTTGGATATTCTTTCTGAATCTCGCAATCAATCAATTTAAAATATTCACCTTGAAAATCCTTATAAAAGATATTTTCGCCGATTTTGAAATAATGAGATTTTGGAATATCTTGTAGTTTTTTAGGCGGCTCCTCTTTTGGCTGAATTCTCATTACACCCATTAGGCTTTGCCTCCTTTGGAATTTTTCAATATTTCGACGGCTTGGTTATAAACAGCTTCGAGTTCGCCGCCTTTTTTCTGTCGAAGTTCGTTTTTAAGTTCACCGGACAATCGGGTAAAACAAACTCCGCAAAGCGGTACACCTTCAAGTTTTTGACGACCGCATTGGCATCCCGCGCCGTTGCAGCGGCGCACGAACTCGGCAGAAATCCTGTTTGGAATAACAGTCGGTGGAGCAGTTTGCGCGGCTTGCGCTTTATCGAGAACTGCTTTCAGATGTTTTTCAAACTTATTAACATCGAATTTCTGATAATGAGAATGATCGAACTGATAAGGAAATTCGGAACTTCCTTCTTCGGCTACGCGAATCGCCATCGTTGCAACTTGGATCGCTTCAGCAAAAACTTCATCGGCAGTAGCTTTCCCGCAGGAATGATCAAGTAGAGCCTTCGACAATTCACCGACTTCTTCGACCAATGCCGGAAAATTCAGATTGCTTCCGGGAAACTTCGCTCTGGCGAAACTCAATTCAGCACTAATACAATATTCAATTCTTTGATCCATAATTTTTTCTCCTTAAGCTTTTTTCCTCATTGACTTCACTTTGGGATCGTCATTGGCAAAATACATTTTTGTTTTGATCGCTTCGCCGAAAACACGTTTTTCCTTGAACTCTTCTTTGGAAATTATCAGTGCGGAATTGGCGATATTTCCGAGGGCAAGCGGCGTTTTTGCTTGACAGCAAATGAGTTCGATTGCGGATTCATCGAATAATTCAGCGATGTCGCTACCGACGAGTGCAAGCCGATGGGCGAGATAGTCACGCGCTGAAGCGGAAAAGTCCGGCATCGGGATCGGCGTGATGCGTTCGACAATTTCGCGGAAACGATAATCACGCAAACGAGCCTCAAAAGACGGCTGACCAAACAACACAACGCCGAGATATTTTTGAAAACCGCCGCTGTTCATTTCGAGAAAGTTTTTCAAACTGGATAAAGCAGTATCATTGAGGCGATGGCATTCATCGAAGGCGATGGCAACGCGGGTGCCTTCCTGATACAAACGGGCAAGCACGTTTTTGACCTTTTTCGCTCTTGAAACTGCATCGTTGGGAATATGCTCAACCTCGAATTCTTCTAAAATTGCGCGTGAAATATTCGCAGGAGTGACGCGATTCATATCGAAAGTTTCAGGAAACACCAAACGCAGATTAGATTGATTGGAAACATAATCTTCGATGATCGAGCGGACAACGGTTTTGCCGCTGCCGATCTCACCTGAAACGTAGCAAAAACCTTGAAATTTGATCGTATCGATCACGGAATTGACGACTTCCTTCAAAGCCGGACTGATGAAAACTTCTTTACGGTTTTTCGGCGACTGCGAAAACGGATCGTCGGATAATCCGAAAAAAGCCTGAACGGGTTTAGTTAAAATTGTTCGTTGATTGATCATTGGGCTGTATTCTCCATTCGTAAAAATTAATAAAAGATGATGGTCGATTTCCGGCGCGGAAAGACCGTTTGCAAAAAGATAGGCTGGTAATTTTTCAGCTAAACGCAGACGCATTTCGCGTTCGAGTTCGGCGGATTCGATCTGATCGTTGACGAGCCGAGACATCGAAGATTTCGAGCAGTTAGGTGCATCGCAAATATCTGCAAGCATCTGATAGCTGATGTTGAATTGCTTGCGAAACACGGCAAGCGGCGTGATCTTTGAAATGTTGTTTGGAAGTGTCGTCATAAAATTTCAATTGAAAAAAATTAAACTACGCGAAGCCGTCGCGTCGGCTGTTGAACAACTTCACGATTTTTGATTGCCTGTTCGATCTCGGATTCGGCGATAACTTCACCGTCTCCGAACATCGGTTTCAAAAACTCTTTCGCTTCGTCAATGTCGTCAAACTGTTCGGCATACATTCCGAGTGCTTCCCAGTAATTCAGTTCGCGTTCGGACAATAAACTCGACGGGATTGGCGTGACAGCCGCGATTTCTTCAGCGGTGATGATCTGCTCTTTGTGCGGAAAATTCGCAACATTATCGGCAACGATCTCGACCGGGACATTTAAGAACGGCACGGGCGCGATCTCACCGGTTTGTTTGGATTTGGATTTAATGGTTTTGATCTCTTCTTTGCGCGAAGATTTCAGACGTTTTGTAAGCTGTTGACCTTCGTTTTCGGCGTGTGATTTATACTCACCTGCTTTGTCGGCAACCGCCAATACCTTTTCGATCTCGATGAACTCGGTTTCATTCGGCAATTTAATGAGGATCAAATCTATCTCGGTCGGAACTACGACGGTAACTTTTTGGTCAATATAATTAACGAACGGCTGAATGCCCGGAACTTTGTAGGTTTTGCCTTTGTGCGAAACGGTCATCGCAGGTGTCAATTTAACCTCGAACTCATCTGCCAAGAGTGCCGATTCGAGAATTTCCTGCGGAAGTTTGCGGACGACGATACGTTTTGAATGCCAACGCTGCATCGGCGTTTGCCCGGTCGAGCGGACGACGTGCGCTTCATTGTAATACTCGCAAATTGCATCAGCGAATATATTCAATTGATCAATATCGACGGTTTGCCCTTCGGTGATCGCCAAGCCCACGTATTTATCCATTTTCTCAGCCCATTTATGAGCAACTTCGACTTTTCCAGATGCTTGGGAATTGCCGGGCGCGTGACGTTCGTGTTTATATCCGCCGTGCATTTCCAAAATTGAATTGAGAATCTTTTCGGCACGATCGTTGTAACCGCGAAATTCCATCCCGTTATCGGTGTAAAGCATTAACGGAACGCCCCATTTACCAAACCATTCGCACAAATATCTGACAATATCGAGACTCGTTATGTGCGTCGTACAAACGTAACGCAAAAATCTAGGACGGGAAAAATCATCCAACCCCATGATCTGCCAGACGCGAATCATATTGTCGTCCAGATTCGGATGGTTTTTATCGATTCCCTCAATTCGTAAAATGCGGCGTGTTTTAATGTTTTCCCAACGTACTTTCAGAGCCGTGACATCGACCTGAAAGATTTGTCCGGGAAATTCTGCTTCAAATGCGCGATGCGGTCTTTTCTGCATAATTCTTTGTTTTTTGCCCAAACCTTTTTCGCGCAGAAGTTTTTGAAAATATTCGAGACTCGGCAGATTCGTCAGTCCGCGTTTCTGACAGGTCAGCAACGCTTGATCGGGATCGAGCGAATCAACGATGACGAGCTGCGCGGCAACCCAAATATCTGTGCCTTCCACTAACTCGAATGAACGTTTTCCTTTGTCGGCGCGGGTTTTTCGTTTCGGGCGCAAATCCTCCGTTATCTCGTAAATGCGCTGCCAATTCACGTCGTGAATTTCTGCGAGGCGCACAGCCTGTTGCTTCGCCGGAGAGCCGGTTAAGCCGCGCATCGCTTCACGAATTGTTTTGACAGCATCATTGCCGAGTTTGCGATTCATAATTTTTTTCATATTGTTTCAAGTCAATTCGAGCGAAAGGAAAAGCGTAGGAATCGGGCTGTGAAATCCTACGCTTTCCGGTTTATGCCGCGAGTTTTGTTTCCATTCCTTGCGGCACAAGCGTTTTTAAGATTGCAACGAAATCGGCAAGCTGATCTTCGCTGAGTTCATTACTGCGCTGAACTCCGTAACGGTTTTTCAGCAGTCGATACCAAGCCGATTTGTCATCGCCAATGATAAGTTCGGCTTCGGTTCCGAGTCTGTGGGCTTGCCCAAGCAGTGCGTTGTAATTGGATTTGACCTGAAAATCCAATACTTCGCCCTTGATCGACTGATGATGCAGTTTGATCAGATCTATGCCGCTGGCGCGAAGAACTGAACGCAATGCGCGTGAGCTGGCAAGATTGATCGCCTGCTGCTGTGAAATATCACGTTCGTTTATCTTTTCGGCAATATTCGCAACCCCGACCGCACTCCGCTCGTTGCCGTTTTTGAAGATGATCGAACATTTCACCGACACCGAATCTGTAAACGCACTCGGTACCGGTTCAACGCCGATGTGTATCAACGAAGTCAAATGATTGCAAAGCACCCAATTGGCTTCGTAAGTCAAAAACGGTGTCGATTCGTTGTCGAAAAAGATGATCTCTTCCGGTTCGATTCCGTATGTCATGGAAAGTTCTGCGACCAAAGCCGATTGTTCGGCATTCAATATTTTTTGCGGTTGATTATTCATCGTAAAAATTCTCCTAAATTTATGGTTTGTAAAAATTAATCGTCATCGCCGAAATCGTCATCTTCGGCTAAAACGCGTTTGGTTAGATCGGAAAGATTCAATTGCTTCTCAGCCGTCGAATCCGAGAAAGTGCGGGTGCTGCCAATTCGCTTGCGCGATTCTTCGAGCAGCATCCAGAGCGTGTCCAGAAAATCTTCTTTTCCGGTTTTCACTAGAACAGTTGTTTTTGAAAGCTCGTCATTGAAGCGGATAAAAGCGTTTACAAGCTGCGACTGTGCGCGGTCGAGCGGTGAACCTTCGGTTAAACCTTGAAATTTTCGGTCGAGAATTTCGTATTGCTCGACACCTTCTTTAATCTGCGTCTGAAGTTTTTCGTTCTGCGCTTTTTGTTTCTCGACTTCGCTGTTAGCCGTGCGGATTTCTTTGGCAAGCGATTCTACGACTTCTTTGATCACGTCCTTTTCCGCCTTTGCAACTTCAGTTTCACCGATGATGAGTTTGTCACCTTCGATGTGAATTTCACCGGCGTTCGATTGTGCAAGAAGCTTGCGTGTCGAAAGCGGTATTTTCATCGCATTGAAAGCATCGTAAAGTTCAGAGCCTTCTTTCTCAAATAGTTCTTTGCGCCGGTAAAAATCACTTTTTTTCATCGGTGAATACTCTGAGTTATCGAGAAAGTCAGCGAATCGGTCATAACCAAGTGACTCGTGCATATCTTCATCTTGAAATGTAATTAATGCAGTCATTACTTGTGATGAAAGATTCTGTCTGACCCGATCAACGGCACGTATTCCACCAAGTAAAAGTAAGGCTCGTGCGTGTTTGTCTTTTTCGTGATTTGCCTGAATTGCCTTTTCAACTGACTCGGCGTGTTCATCTTCAATTTGTCTTATTTTTTTTTGTAATTTATCTGACATATTTCTGTGGTTTTCTCCGATTTAAATTCCCAATTGAGAATTTAAATTCTGCTTATTTAGAGTTTCTAAAACTAAAACTCAATAAAAATCGATACTTTACGAGTTGTTTAAATTCCCATTTGGGAATTTAAAGTAATTCTTCGTGCTTGCTGACAGCTTGCGCGAACCTGATAAGCCGTCTTCCGATCTGCCATTCGCCTTTGGCGTTTTGAACGGCATAGCCGCGCAGACGAAATGTTTTTAATGTGCGGTCAACGATATCGCGTGAAAGGTTCGTGCGCTGCATGATCTTCTTGACCGCAACGGGTTCAAAGTTTCTGCCTTCTAACGCTTCAAGAATTGCCAAGCCTTTTGAAATTGCTTCGATCTCATATTCGGAATCAGGTCTTTTTTTATTCTTCGTCGGCATCATTTTCAGGGTGTAAAAACTGCAAAAGTAAATTGAAATAGTTGCGAAAATCCAAACTGCGATCAGTTTAACGATCATCATCGCCTCCGAGGTCTTTCCAAAATTCAAGTTCCATTTGTTCGGCAAAGATCGGAAAATTGTGCTTTGCGACTTTGTGCAGTGTCGAAAGGCGCGTGATCGGCGCGGATTTGGCGTGATTAATCCATTGTTTGAAATCCGCTAAATCAGTAATAATCCAATAGCCGTGCGGATCGTGTTTCCGCGCTCCGACCGGAAGCAGCCAAACCTTTTGGAGTTCTTCGATAAGCGAATGAAACTTTCGCAGTTTGTTCGCTTCGGTAAAGTTCGTGTCAGCGAAAAATAATTCATAAATCCATTCGCGCTGGCACGGTGTTTCGCTGCTGTAATTTGTCAGCACACGCGCAAGGTCGAAGCATTGCGAATTGATGTAAGCTTTCTGCTCGAACAAGCGATTGCAAGTGCGGCGCAAAAGCAAAGAAGCCGCATTCGGCTCGACGTGAGTTTCGCCCATCTGCACACGCGGACAAACTAAAACCTCGTGGCGCGGACTAAGCCAAATGCCTGTGTCCATACAGCGGTCGCATTGGGCATTGGCGATTTTTTGAATGAAATTAGTGAACATATTCGAGTTCTCCATTGGCGATTTTTTTGTAGAAGTTTTTCGCGTATTCGATCTTCTGTTTGGCTTCGGGCTGATGTTTGCAAACCGGGCAAAAATCATTGAGCGTATCGCTGTGCCAAGTCCGGCTGAACTGCGCCCAATCCTCGTCATTGCGAACTGAAAACGTCGCTTTGCATTTGTCGCATTGATAAACCGTTAAAGTGCAAAGAATCATTTCGACTTCTCCGATTCGAGTAGTATTTCTGCATCCAAAATATTACGAACGTGTTTGTAACGACGACGGCAAACGGGACGGCACGGCTCGTAAGTTTTGTGCTGATCGCAAGCAAAACTTTCAGCGGCTTCACGTTTACCTAAAGCGTTTGCGATCGGGTAAGTGCAGATCACACCGCACAAAAAAACTCCGACAAAAATAAAGAAATCAATCGAATCCATTTAGGCAGCCTCCTTGTTTTTGTTGAAGCCGGTAAAAGTGCGGTCGCGGGTATTCATCGCCTTAATTGCTTCGATCAATTTGCCGCATTCTTTTGTGGTTGTCGGCTTTTCTTTTTTGATCATTCGCAACGACATCGACTTCAAACCTTCGTTGCTCATTCCGCGTCCGTCCGCGAGTTTTTGCAATTTGGCAAGCTGCGCCTGCGAAACGATTGTTTCGACCCCGGCAATCTGTTTACGCCGCTGGATCGTGCGGCGCGAAAACCCTTGATTCGGCTTGTCGAATGCGCGTCCGCCTAAGCGTCGAATCATTCCGTTCGCTTCATCAAAAGTCAGAGCTTTGAGCGAATCGGTTCGTTCTTTTGTTACATCAAAAGCCAATTCACGAAGTTCTTCGTGTCCGCATCCGACCTTGTGACCTAAAGCAAAAATTGCTTTAATTTGTCCGGTTGTCTTCATCAATTTAGGCATCTGTTTTTCCTCCTGCGATATTGATAATTTCACGCCCGATTTCGTGTGAAACAGCTTCAAAGCCGACAATGATTTCGCCGTTTGCGCTGGTAACGGTTCCGAGAATCATTCCGTTCGCATCCGTCGTTTCGTCAATAACTTCAGCAAACAAAGGCTGAATCTTCTTTACTTGCTCGTCCGTCAAAGTGATAAAAATTGTTTCGCTCACAAATAACCTCCAAAAAATTAGTCGTCACATTTTTCAAGTTCTTTTTCGAGTTCGGCAATCGCTTCAAGAATTTCTTTTTTTCGCTCGTGTTTCGGAGCGCGATCAAGAATCTTCTGCATCGCTTCAGTAAACTCTTTGTGAACCGTCGATGCGGACGAAGGTGTTTTATCGGCGCGAAGAATACGCGCACAACGTGCGTTAAAATCAGCGCGGATCATCCGCAAACGGCTGTGATCCATCCGACCGAGCGGATTGATCAATCGCCAAAGTTTGGGATAAGGATTGTCCTTACCGACCATTTCGTTGACGCGCTGATACGAAAGTCCAAGTTCATCGGCAACGTCTGTAACGTAACCATCGAAAGCCTGCGTCATGATTGAATTCGGGTCTAACATTAAAAAAAATCTCCAGTTTAAAGGGTAAAAAGTGCGAAAGATTAAAGTATAAAAATCCGTCAAAAAAAATTAAGCTACTTTCCTAAGGGGTTGATTTGTGTCAAATAAAACCGACAAAGGTAAGTCCAGTGCCTTGGCAACTTTTGCAAGTGAAGGTAATTCAATACTTTGCTTCCCATTGCAAATATCTGAAATTGTGTTTTTGTTTAGACCAGTTTTTTCTTCAAGTTGTTCAAGCGTTAAGTTTTTTGCGGCTTTTTTTGCTCTGATTAAATCATCTCGATACATATCTGACTCCTGCTTTATGTAATTAAACTTCTGACTACTGTAAGAAGAATATATGAGTGAAATAAGATTGTCAATGATTACAGACAGAAAATCTCTTACCATAATCAGAAATGACTACTGTAAGATTATTTCTGTGAGCAATCAGAAAAAAGAAACATTACAAGATTATGTTTTACGTGTTAGAAACGAAAAAAATCTTTCAACAACGGACGTACAAAACAACAGTAATCGAAAAATTAGTAGTAGTTACATTACACGTATTGAAAATGAACCTAATAAAAAAGTTTCACCTGAGAAGTTGCAAGCTTTGGCAAAAGGACTTGGTGTTCCTGAATATGAAATTTTAGAGGTTGCCGGATTTACTGCACCAAGTGCTAATCCTGTTTTAGATGAAGCATTAGGTTTTTTTAGCGGTTTTGAAGAACTGGATGAAGAAGACAGAGAAGATTTTAAGCCCACATTAGTTATGATTGCTAACGAAATCCGCCGCAAATTATAATTAAAAAAAGGTAAAAAACACAATGACAGTTGAATCAACTTTACTTATTTCGGTAATTGGCTATTTAATTTTTACTCTAATACATATCGCAGATAATATTCGTGTATTTAGACATATAAAAAAGCAAAAGTTAGAAAAACACGAGGTAGTTTGGATTATGCTATTCAATGTATTTCTACCCGCATTTGGAATTTTTTCGTATATTCATTTTCACGAAAAATCATTTCGTGAATCTCTAAGAGAATTAAAAAAAACGTCACTTTATTTGAATTTTTTCACAGCACATTTGATGTTTTTATTGTTAGTGTTTGCTTTAAAACCATCTTTAATTTGGGATGCGTTTTCTAGTTTGACGTTTTTTCTCTTGATGTTTTTTGTGTTCTTAATTTTTTCGATTCCTTTGGCGTTATTCGCATTTACTGTACAATTGCCGAACTTTTTTGATCGCAATAATGTTTTATCTGAATGAGTTTTTTTATTAATCTCCTCACTGAGAAAATCCCAGAATGGAATTCAGAGCAATTACAGGAAAGTTTTTTTCACAGTTTTTGCGATGACAATGATATTTTGGTTATTCAATCCCCTCTTCGATACGGAGTTAAAGCAATGTTATGGTTCGTAGAATCTGAATACGTTATAACCGTAAATTCGTTGCTTGATCCTAATCTCCGATTATTTGGAATGTGGCATGAAATTGGACACTTTATTTTACATTCACCAAATAGAACAGTCGGTTCATATTTTTGGGGTGATGAAAAAATTTATAAAGGAAAGCGAAAAGAAGAAAATGAAGCCGATGTTTTTGCTCTTTGTGCTTTGATTCCTAAATCTTGGGTTGAAACCAAAACTTTACGTGAATTAATTGAAGACGATTTATTTACACAAGACATAGTAGTTAAAAGAAAACAGGTGTATGAAAAATACAATTTATAATAGGATTATATGAAAAATATATTTATTGACTTTCTATTGGCTTTACTTTTAAGTTCAGTGGCATCTGCACAAATGCTTGTGAATCCTAAATTAACAGAAGAAGAATCTCTTCAATGTTTTCAATCGCTTACCCATGTAAAATTACGCGGTTTACAACTCGGAATGACAGCCGCAAATGTAAAAAAACTATATCCTGAAATTCAAATTCCATTTAGCGATTTAGGTGGATTATCAAAAACGGAAACACACTTTATTGTTTGGAAGAATTCGGCTGTAAGGAAAATCTCTGAAAATATTATTGATAAAGGAAAATATGGCGAATTAGATGGACTGGAAGCAATATCGCTTTCATTTGTCAATTATAAATTAACGAGTATTTTTTTCTTCTATGAACCGAATATAGAGTGGGCAGGCACGATGGAATTTGCCTCTTTAATCAGGGAAAATCTCAAATTGCCTAAAAAATGGAGTTTAACTAGAAAAGCGGAATTATCTCTTGCATCAATGCAGTGTATGGGAATTGGAATAGTCGCAGGAATTGGGACAGATGAAAATGATGAACAACATCCTTTGTTAGCAATTATAAATAATGAAGCTGAGGAAATTGCAGGTGAGTTGGCAGATGAAAAATTAGAAGAATTAGAAAATGCCTATCAAAATGCGTACAAAGAAAGTAATAATAAAAAGAAGAAAGTGTTCAGACCATAATAAAAAGAGCGGCGAGAATCGAAATTCTCGCCGCTTTTCCTTTGTGTTCATCAAAAACAAAACCTTTACTTAATTTCAAGGAGCGTATTTGCAAAGGACTTTCAATATAAACTAAATCAAGTAATTATTTCAAGCAGCCATTTGACGCGGTTGGCTTTCCATAATTAGATTATTGAGAGAAGATTCGTAAACGAACCAATTATCTCCCCGTCCGATCTGTTTACCTTCGAGCGTTCCGTCTTCGATCCACGCAACAATCGTAGGACGCGACGGCGCAGGTCGAAAAACACGCGCTAAGATTCGCTCGACTTCGCCGAGTTTTATCAGTGGGTCAATATTTATCAGCGGCATTTGGTATCTCATCACGTCTTAAATTAAAACTAAAAAAACAGAAAAGTCAAGAACTTCAGAAAGTTCAGAAAAAACATCCTATTTTCTTTTGATGCACTCTGCCAATATTTTGTTTGGCAGGGTTCTTTTCGTTTATGGCAAAGGTAAATCAAAAACAAGTCAAAGAAAAATTGGATGCTTGGGCGGAGCTTCAAGCGAAGATCGGCAAGCTCGAAAACGCACGAAATAAAAAACTCGATCCGTTTTTGCGCGAATTCAACGAGCAGACAAAACCGTTTCAGGTAGATTTCGAGAAAAAGGCAAAACCGTTTCGGGAAAAAGCGGCGGCATTGGCGAAAGAGATCAATGTTTTGCTTGAAGCAGATCGGGATGCGGACGGAAATCCGAAGCCGATTTTGATTTCGACCGAATTTGCCACGGCTTCGATCGAACGCAAAGACGGCAGCCGCGTGATCAACGCGCAAAAATTCTTCAACTTCGTGAAAGACAAAAATCAGAAGTTCTGGAACTGCTTCACGGTTCTGATCAAAGAAGCCAAAACGGTCATCAGCGAAAAAGAAATTGACGATCTCAGCACGAAAACTCCGTCATTTCCGTTTTCAATCAAAGTCACTAAATAACGAAATACCAAAGAAGACGGCAGGCTGAGTATTCCGCCGTCGCACATACAAAAGAGGCTTTCTGCACTCAGCGCGGTTAGCCTCACATTATCAAATATGCAGGAACTAAAAAAAGGCAGCAAAGGCGATCAAGTTACGAAATGGCAATCATTTCTGCGCGGATTGGATTTCAATATCCATATCGACGGAATCTTTGGGCAATCAACTGAATATGCTACCAAAGACTTTCAGGAAGAGTTTGCAAAGGTCGAAACGGACGGTGTTGTCGGAGCGTTGACTTATGCGGCGGCTTTACGAATGGGTTTCCCTGCGGTCGAATCAATATCGTTTCCTCCGCGTCCGGTGTTTAATTCGCCGTCGAGCGCAGCGCGTGAAAAGATGTTCGGCAAATTTGACTACATTGTTAAAAATGACGGAACGATAGTTATCAAACACAATTGGGCAAACACCAATATCGTCAAAGTGTTCATTCCGCAATTGATCGGCATCGAAGGTGCGCCGAAAGACGGAATGGTTTACTTCAATCGCAACGGAGCCGCGCAACTCAAAGCACTATTCGCGGCTTGGCAGAAAGCCGGATTGCTGCATTATGTAAAATCTTGGGCTGGATCATTCGTGCCGCGAATGGTCAGAGGTTCAAAGACTCAACTTTCAAATCACGCCTTCGGCAGCGCGTTCGATATTAACGCTGCTTGGAACGGACTCGGCAAAACACCTGCTGCGGTTGACCAAGCCGGCACGGTTATTCCGCTTGTCGCCATTGCCAACGCACACGGATTTTTCTGGGGAGGTCATTACAACTCACGTAAGGACGGAATGCACTTTGAATTGGCTGTTCTGGATATGTTTCCGAAACAAGAAGCCGATTTTACAGACCTTGCAGATGAAGAGATCGAATTGGCTTTAACAGATTCGACGGCTGACGAAAACGCTTCTTTCCCTCCAGAAGAGCCGTCCGGTGTTTTCGATCAGTCGTCGGATGCACCGAAAAAGAATCCTTGGGAAGTTATTTCGGAAAAACTTTCTCAAGTTCAATCAACAGTCAATAAGGTCAACGAAGTTAAGGACTCGCTTTCCAAGATTCCGGGCATTTCAAACTTGCCGGGAATGCGGTTGAACGACGATCCGATAAAAGTGACATCAGGCAAATCAACATCATTTTGGCTGAATGTGCTTGGAATGATGTTCTCAATTTTCGGAGCGGTTTGGGGATTTCTGACGAACAATTTCAAGTTGATCGCACTCGGCATTCTCGGTTTTGTCTTTTTGATAGTCATCATCACGGTTGCGTTCACGGTCATCAACGCTTTGAAAATGAAATATACCGCTGATCCGACTAAATACAACGTGGAATAAAAATATGGATTTTTCTCCCTTAACGCATCCGGCATTCATTTTATCGGCAGCATCGGCAGTCATCGGACTTATCGTTTGGCTGGTCAGGCTCGAAGGCAAAATCTCGGCAAACGAAACCAATTATGCGCGGCTCGAAAAAGAATATGAAAAGGTTGCAGCCGATCTGGAAAAGCATCGCACAAATGCCGACATCCATTTTAATCTGCGCGTTTCAAATCAGGTCGAACAAGCGAACGAACGCCGATTTACGACGATTGAGCGGCAACTCAGTGAAATAAACGGAAAACTCGACAGACTTGCCGAAAAACCATAACGAATTGCTGCACTCTTGGGCTGGAGCAGCAAACGCGGTGTGAACTGATAAAGCAAAATGGAGTCTATTCTGACTAGCCGACTTTCACGCCGCGAATTTTAGAAAGATGCCGACACAATACGGAAATAAAGCGATCGAATCCTGCCGCAAATACTACTGCGAATTTGGCGGCAATGCAGAGCAAATTGAAAAGGCGATGCGGCGCGATTATCCGAATTGGGGAAAGCAGAATCTGTTTGACAAAGGCGATCGGCTTGGCTGGATCAACAAGTTCGGTTTTGAGAAATCGCTGAAACTCGCGCTCGACACACGAATAAGCGCAGTCGAAAACGATGATGAACGGCGATATAAAGCGGTTGTGCAACTCGCTGACAAGTATCAGGAAAAGGCGTTGCAAGGCGATGACAAAGCCGTCCCGATGTTTATCAAATTGACGGATCAGCAAATCGAACTCAGATCGAAGCTTGATTTATCGAGTTCGACCTTTGAAACATTTGTTGAAAGTTTCGAGCAGATCGTGAACTGGTCAAAAGAAATCGATGTCGAGTTGGCAAAACTTTTCTATCGCAGAAAAGACGAATTCATAGAACGCGCAATGACAAAGTATGGCAAACGTGACATCTGACGAACTTCTTAAAGCTCGAATGAGCGGAGCGGTCGATCAGGCAGCGGATTCACTCAGCGAAGAGTACGGCGGTTTTGATGTTCATCTCGCATCGCTAAAATGGTGGCGCAAAAATTGGCACGATAAAAAAGTTCAAAAACTGTTCATTGAAAACTTCATCTTCATTCGCTCGAAACATAACGATAACGAAGTGATTCCGTTTCGTTTTAATGATGTTCAGAACGATTATCATTTTCGCCGGACTCGGCGAAACGTGGTGTTGAAATCCCGGCAGCAAGGAGTTTCGACATACGAACTTGCACTGAAATTTGCCAAAGCGATTTTGTTTTCAGGTCGAAATATTCGTCTCGTGCCGCACGATCCTGACGCTGAAGAAGAGTTCTTCTCGCGCCTGAACGTGATGTATGACCATCTTCCAAGCCGATTAAAACCGGCAACGAAATATCGCTCGAAAGAAAAGTTCGAGTTTCACGATCTGGCAAAAGGCGTGTCGAACTCGATCATCACGAGTTTGAATCCGCGTTCAGGGCAAGAATCGAAACTGCGATCGCAAACGCTGACGGACGCGCATCTGACGGAGATTCCGTTCTGGGCTGGTACACAGGAATTGTTTTTCACGGCTTTGATGGCGGCGGCTGAAAAAGGCGACATCACGCTCGAATCAACTGCCGAAGGGAAAGAGAAATTCTATTTCTATTACGAGCAGGGCAAGAAAAAGCGCGGCGGTTGGACATCATTTTTCTACGAATGGTGGTGGCTGACGACAAATAAACTGAGCGGTTATCGGTTTGCGAAATGTAATGACAGATTCGTTTTGCTTTCCGAAGAACAATCGATTCTCGATGTTTGGAATCCTTATGCAGAAACGACCGATGAAAAACTTGAAAACTTACAGAGATTGAGCGAAGCCTCGGTTTCTAAAGACGAGATTAAAGTGTGCGAAAAAATTCTCGCACATTTGAAAAAGTTGAAATACGCCGGGCGCGATGAGCATTGGCATTGTTTCGAGGTTGCAGAGTATCTGGCGTGGCGCAGATTGAAAATCGACGAACTCGGCGGCGAAGACCGCAAGCGCGGATTGAAATTATTTTTGGTCGAGCATCCTGAAAATGACAAAGACTGTTTCGATTCATCGGCGCGAACGATCATCAGTCCGCTTTATCTGAAAGTGACTTGCGAACCGCAGGAGCCGCTTGAAAATCACGATTATTTGATCGGATGCGACACGAGTTTAGGGACGGACGACGGCGATTCATCGGCAATTGAAGTCATCGATCTTTGGACCGGACGACAGGCTCATTCGGAAGAATTGAAAATCAGTCCCGATCTGCTGGCTTATCGTCTGCTTGAACTTTCGGACAAATACAATTATGCCGTGATTGGAGTTGAGCGAAATAATACCGGCATCGCAACGCTCAAGAAACTTGGAGAAATCTGCGAAGCAGAACGAATCTTCAAGGAATTGACAGCGGCGCAAAAACGAGCGGTCGAAGACGGCAAGAAGTCTTATGACGAAGCGATAGATGAAGCGGAGTTCGGTCTTTACACTTCGACGGCGAACAAAGCTTTATATGCGGTTTTCTTGGAGCAAGCGATCCGCACAGGTGAGATCGGTCTTTCAAATCAGGAATGGTGTGATCAGGCGGAAAAGGTGATCTGGCTGAACGCGCAGAAAACGCAGTGGGGCGCAATGCCCGGCTTTCACGATGATAGAGTTCTGGCAATGGCGATTGCGAACTATATCAGAATGACTTCTTACGGTCAGTTCGCATCCGGCGTGGAGATCGTGCCGGAGATCGGCGATGCACGATGACAACTTGAAACTGAAATATATCTAGGGACGGCTGGGAACGGTTTTTTAGAAGCCGAAAATGAAAATGACGACTTTGTATTCAAGCGGAGTCCGGCAAACAACAGAGAGCGATAATCAAAATGCGATTTACTGAAATCATAAAATCATGGCTGCTTGTCAAACTTGGTATTGACCAAGTAAGTTTGCCGACTGACGGGCGAAGTTCAATTGAAAAGGTTGGACTCGGTTACAGTCTGACCAATTTCAATGATCGCTACAACGGCATTTCGCCGATCATCAGTTTTGAAATGCTCAAAACTATGAAGCATCTTTGGCTTTATCATCCTGAGTTTTCTCAGCACATCAGCAATTTTGTATCGCTTGCAAACACAGGTCATCAAATCGCCGTCAATGCCGCAAATGCGTCACGCGCTGAAGCTGCGGTTGCACGTCTCAATGAAACGGCAGCGCGAATCTATCATCACGGCGCGGGCGTGGACGGACTGATCAATCAGGAATTGACCGGAATCGGATGGAGCGGCGCGGTCTCCAGTGAAGATGTCATAAATTTAACTGCAAGGCGCGTCGAAAAGGTTGTGATCGTGCCGGTCGAAGACATTCGTTTCAAATATGAAGACCAGAAATGGAATCCGTATCAGTATGTCGGCATCGGTCGAGCCGGAACGAAAGACGGAATGATTCCGTTGCATCCTGAAACTTACAGATATTTCGCGGTTGAAACTATTGACAATTCACCATACGCGAAGCCTCCGGCAACGGCTGCCGTTTCTGCGATCACGGAATTACAAAATGAAGTCGTCGATAACGTGAAATATATTGTCAAAAAGTTTTCGATCCTCGGACTGCTAAGTGTGATGGTCAGAAGACCCACGAAAAAAACAGGTGAAACAGATGCCGAATTAGAAGCACGTTCGCAGAAATATCTGAAGGATGTTCGCAATGCGTTGACCGGAACTTTTAATCGCGGATTGGTTGTCGCTTACGACAATATGCAGATCAAAGGCGAGAACATTGCTGCAAACGGTCAAGGTTTTTATGACGTTTATCGGGTGATTTCCGAGATGATGATGTCAGGTCTTCGTCAACAACCTGCCTTTTTTGGGCGCACTGATTCGACAACGGAAACCTACGCAGATGTCGTTTATCAATTACTGATTGCACAGGCGCATAACTATCAACGCATCGTCAAACGCCGCCGCGAACGCACTTATATGCTTGATCTGCGCCTTGCCGGATTGGAAGTCGATTCGGTTTCCTTGAAATTCAACAAAGCATTTTCGCGCAATCTCCTCGCTGAAGCGCAAGCTCGTCAAGTCGAAATCTCGAATGCGATCGAAAAAGCAAAAGCAGGGATCATCAGCGCGGACGAAGCAGCGCAGGAACTCGGCTACGATGCCGCGTATGATCCGACAATTTTAGATGAAAGCGGAACTCTCGCGGCTGCGCTGCAACTCCTGCACGGTATCAATACCAATCAGGACATGAAATCTTTCCAATTTAATTTTCGATTCAATAAAGAATCGCAAAAGTATGAATTCGTCAGACCGACGATTCTAATCGGTTCGGATTCCTCAACAGAATCCGAACAAACCAAACACAATGGCAATGTCTTGCCATTAAAAAAAAAGGCTGTGAAAGCCTAAAACTAACGGAGGAACAAATAGATGAAATTCTTGACAAATGGATTGAAAAATATCGGAGTGCTGTCGGCACTCATTCTAGCAGTGCTGTTGACCAGCTCCTTGAGCGTCTCAGCAAATTTTTACGGGAAAACAAATCTGACGACTTTTCAGACGCAGACGATTTTGCCGAACGAGCATTCAGTGAATTGCCCGGTGCGCTCGAATCCGCTTGGAGCGGACGTGCTGAAAATACGATCAAACGAATCGCCAAATCTGTTTACCAATTTTACCGGACAAAAGATGTCACGCCTTTCGGCGATAAATCTCCGGTCAGATTACGATTCGGCGGAGCAGACACGCGAAGTGTTGAATTTTTCGGAAAGCTCGATCATTTCTACTTTTCAAAATTTTCCGACAATCGAAGTAAAGAACTTAAAAACTTCCTTCGGGAATCTTATTTGGAAAACGGATCGGCAATATTCGGCAAACGCACCGCTGAAGAATTGGCGGACTTTCGGCAAGCTGCCGGAGACAAATTCAAAAACATCACTGATCGTTCCGTGGAAACTGTTATCCACACGAGCGTCCAACGTATCCGAATTTGGGGACACGTCGGATCAATGTCGCAAGCGAAGATCAAATCCGCCGAATATCGGGCGATCTTGGATTCACGGACAACGGAAATTTGTCGAGGAATTAACGGAAAAAAGATCAGCATCTCCTCCGCTCAAAAGACGATTGAACGCCTGA